ATCTACAAACTGTGCCTGAACACCTAACTGCATTGCTTCAGCCTTAGCCTCTGCAAGAGCAAGCTTATGATTTGCCTCCTCAAGTGCTGCATTATTAGCTGCAATTGATTCAGCCTCCTTCTGAGCATCAGTTTTCTGTGACTCAAGAAACTTCTTTACAGCCTCAATGGACTTCTTATCTCCCGGCTTAATACCAAGTTCATTGTAAACGGAATTAGCACCCTGTTTCTTTTCCCTTGTCATCATCCGATTGACGTCATCCTGTGTGAAAGTCTTTTCACCTTTGCCGTCGTTATTTCCACTATTATCACCAGTAGACTGACCACCGTTGTCATTGCTACCTGTATCTCCAGTTGCACCTGCATTGTTCTGGTCCTCTGTTCCCTGACCCTCTTCTAAAGTCTTATCTACATCAGCCATTCTGATATTCTCCTTTCATAATTCACATCCATGAAAACTCATGGTAGCTAAACGTCCTGATTGTTTGGCATCAGGTGTGCCTTGACTATGTCTTCATACCAATGCTTCGTCATTGACAAATGGTCTTTAAGACGCTTTTGTTTTGCCAACAAAGAAACATATTCGTGTTGATTTCTATCAATTTCTTCAGGGTTGTTTTTACCAACGATTTTCTGCCATCTAGCTTTTTGTTTTTGAAACTCAACTTGCAACTCATAAGTTCGTTTATCATGAATTTGAATTATAAATGGAACACCACAAAATGGACACCGATAATAAACTACACCTAACTGCAAGTTCCCATTGATATTCATATCACTAATTTGTATCTTCACAGTCTTCCAATCGAACTCCTTGCTACATTCATCACAAACAATCACCGTCATTGTACAAACTCCATCTTGATAGAATGTCCGTCAGCATCCTCAAACCATTGATTGTTATACTGTGCCATAAGTTGTCTCCTGGTTGAGGCCAGGTCCTTTGAGTTCTTGGAATATTTAGACTGTAATTTCTTTGGTATGTCCTGCGATTTGCTTTTATATTTAGCAACCCTTGCAAGAATCTTACCAGCCTCAACCAATAATGAATTTGTTTTCTCATTATCAATTTGGCAATAATGGATTCTTCCACACTTAGGACAATCGTAATGTGTTATCCACATTGATTGTTTTCCTTCAAAGCGATATTCTTCTTTTTTGAGATTAGAAGGAGTAACCGCAATTTTTTCTTTACAATCTATGCACTCGGCCATGAAAGCCAAACTTGAATCTGCCATTTGATTGCCTCCTTTATCCATATATAGTATCATATCACATTTACAATCACTTGTAAATACTAAATTTGCAATTATTTCAATTATTTTGAAATGATTTTACCTTATGCCATATTGGACCAATATTATGATATAAGCCAGAGGCTCCAGGATGACGCAGGAGGCCTTTATTTGTTTTGACCTATAAAATATATGGCTTTATACTTAAAGGCCTTAGAATCGATCCTGGTGATTATATGCTATATCAATAGAATTGACTAGCAAAGGCATCAATATCCGGATAGGTACCATCTGGGCTGTTTACCCAATTGGCCAACTGGTCAATCATCTTTTTATCATCAACATAAGGTTCCATTGTACACATTCCATTCGGGTGGTCCATTGGCAATTCATCTTTTGCATAATGTCTACCATCACGGTCTGCACATAATAAACATGCTCTTGAACCATTTGCCCTCCAAATATAGTATTCAACAAAGGGATTATCTTTCGTCGTAGCAATAAAACTTTGTTGATACCCATGTTGTACTAATGTTCGTACCAATCGTTGAGCATTATAGTCAACTGACTTCTTATAGATTCTTGCACCATCAGGCATTGTAAGATTCCATTGTTTTGCTTTACTCGGACTTACATACTTTTCAAGCAACTTTGAAATGTCATAAGCAGACATATTTTCTGCAAGTCCTTTTGCAACAATACCATAAATATCATGCAATGCCTTTTCATTATCAGACCATATAGCTTTTGATAAACTCCAACCTGATTCATATATCTGGCCTGTAACAAGTCTTCTCACTATCTGATCCGGAACACTCACAAATGCAGAGTTTACACCATCAACTGGAAAACCAAGTCCTATAAGCCATTTATTATTTGCCTGAACCACTGCATCAGAAACTTGATATATGCTATCCTTAGCAATTCCATAAATCTCATTTGAGATTTGATGGCTCGTTGCTGTAAGCTGTGCCTGAAGTTGTCTCATATTTTGTTCTTGTAACCATGAGCTGGCATTTGTCTTGGTTTTGTAGTACTGTGCCTTTTCACCAATCTCATCTGCCCAATCAGAATACAGCTTAGCAATTTCTTTTTTAGCAGCATCAGTAATGGCTGCTTTGGCTTTATCAGCACTTTGAAATATTAGCTGACCATGATTCTTGGCCATTACTTAGCCTCCTTCTTAATTATTCTTCACCCTCAGTAAACTCTTCACCAGCAACTACATCAGGCTCATCATCATTGATTTCCTCAGTTTTATTTGCATCATGATAAGGTAACTGATCTTCAGTTGACATAACAGCATCCTCAAGAATTTCTCTTTCTTTTGCCATCTGAATAAGTTCAGCCTCAACCTCATCATCAGTAAGGCCTCTCCACTTTTTCATGTATGCCTTCTTAGACATTACATTAGACTGTACCTCAGACAGATCCATATTCTTTTCTTCGATCTCATCTTCAGGAAGTGGAGTATTCTGAGATATGCTTATCTCATAAGCAACCGGCATCATCGGATAATCAACATACTTTGTAATTGTATTAGGATATTGCAATGCACCCTGAATAAGTATCTCAACCATCTTACCAAGCTGCGGACCCCACATCTTCATCTTTTCTTTACACCGAACAATCAAAGGCCAATAGATTGCTTTCAGTGCTTTACCAGATGTAATTGCACCTGTCATTGTCTCAAGAGTAATATTCGGCATATCGATCTGTTCATAGCCTACTGTCTTGATTCTATCTAAGCTTGTTTTCAAGGCATCTGAATAAGACATATTACTTTCGAGAATTCCTACCTGAGGATTCGGGTGATCTAAGTTCTGGTCTGACTGTAAATCCCAGAATGAACCTGCACTGGATGATAGATTTGCAGTTGACCTATTATCCATATCAATTGAATATTTCGTAGGATTCATAGATTTACGTTCTGCATCTGTATCACCATTTGCAAGCTTGCTGTAATACTGCTCATAGTCTTTAAGCAGTTCTACTTCAGATTCACCCTTTTCATCACCAGTCAAACCATCATTTATCATAATGACTGCAGGAATACAATCAAGTTTGATTGGCTGCTTTTCAGTAGGCTCATACTCTTCAACAGGAACCGGTCTACCAGCTCCATCATAAAGACCTTCCTCAAGATATACTACACCATTCTCTAATGTGTATTTCTTTTTGAAGATTCGTTTTACTGCCTGTTGTGTACTATCCTTTACAACAATGAAACAAACGAACTTGGTAAGCACATTGCTATTTCCAAGTCTTGTCTCATATAAGAACTGTGTTGAAGGAAGGAATGAGATTGTTACACCGTCTTCCTCATTGAAGTTCAAAAGACATGCAACTCTCTTTCCAATGAAACAATCCTTTGCTGCCTGAATTAAGATCTTCTCAAATGTATTGGCATCAAGCACACTCTTCAACAGATCATTCCAAGCAGTAAGATTGTCCTTTGCCTCCTGACTTACCATTCCTACATCACCCTTAGGCTCAATAACAATATCAGGAGTTTCTGCAAATAAGAATCGTGCCTCTTTATTGATGAGTGAAGCAGTCATCTTATATCTTAATGTAGCAGGGACATAGTCACCGTTAGATCCTTCAACAGTAAAGTCCTGCCCTTTCTTATAGATTTTATAGAACTGACATATTTCAGTAAGCTCAGCTCTTACATCTGCTGCATTATCCTCCACTTCCTGATTCAATAAAGCATAAGGAATTCGGTTGAATGCAGTTAGTACTTCAACACTGTTCATGTTTTCAACTTGCTGAGCTTCTTCACTCACAACCTTAGACATGACCTTTTACCTCCTTAACAAATATGCCTGAGAACTGAATCCCGTATACAGAACACCATCGATTGCTACCTGAATGTATAACCACTTCACACCATTAGCAATTGAATAGTAGCCATAATTCTTAACTACTGTTCCCTTAGGAATCAGAACCAATGCTTTCTTATTTGTACCTGCATCATTACGACAGTATAGATTCGCTGTTGTCGTATAGTTACCAGCCAGTGACTTATCATAGCTTGTAGCTTTTGCTGTTGCAGTTATCTTCTTTTCAGTAGGCTGTTTCTGAGACTGATTCTCATTTGTAGTAACATGAGCACCACCATTCAGGATCTCATTTACCTTAGCCTGTACTTTTGCATAATCATAACCAGCTTTCTGCAACTGCTGTTTACGATATTCACCAGATCCCCATGTACCGGCAATTACTTCCTTAGCAATAACATCGATTGACTTATTGCCTGACTGTGTTGTATTCGTAACCACATTATCAGTATACTTAGGAACAATGAATCCACGAATGAACTTACCATTGATAGACATTGTTCTCTTCTTTACTGAATTAGAATAGTTGCCTTCTACAACAACAAAATAACCTGCATCAGAGTTTACCTCTACAACAGTTCCTACATGGTCCGGACTTCCTATATTGTCACCAATACCAGAATCCTGCCAATCATAAAGGACTGCATCACCAGGCTGAGGAATATAACCATCATCCTCCTGCCAACAATTCATCTTCTTTGCTGCCTCAATGAGATAGTAACAACTGATCTCAATCGGAATGATCTGAGTATAACCTAACTTGATTGCTGCAGCTGACCAAGTACAAGCACACCATGCCCAACCATACTGCATCTTTGTACCACGAGGAAACTTACCAGTGAAAGAATTGTAAGTATCGATGATTGTTTTATATGAACCATCTGCCTCATTCTTCCCAAGCCAGCTCATAACCAGATTTACCATCTTCTGTCGTGAATACACTTTACCCACCTCTTTCTGTTGCTTTTCTTCTTTGTACCAATAATCCATATCAACGTACCCCTTGATTCCATCCACTGAACCCTTAGAAGTATATTGTTGGAATGTACACTTAAAATCCGGACCACCAGCATAATCAGCCAACCAAATGATATGCTTATTCAGTAAACTCTTGTCATACCAGTTTTTGTAGAAGTCCAGATTAGTGTAAATACCTGGAGTAAAACCTAAACGAATTACCTCTTCACAGAATGCATTAGTATGTGCTATACAATCTGCCTTTGTAAGAGTAATTCCCTTCTTCTGAGCATTTGTAATTGTATCATACTCAAAATCTGCAAAGATGATTGTCTTTTCATCAAGACCTGCAAACCTACAATTTGATACTGCAGAATAGGCTTCAGTCTTTGCATCTTCCACACTCAGTGAATACATAAAGTGATATACTGCAGAAATCTCAATGTTTGCCTCCTGACACCCCTTTACATATTCTCTAAACTTGGGATCCATGTCTTTTCTATATCCTTCTCTTAAGATACAGAATTGTACACCATCAAACTTGATCTGCTTAAAATCAATGTTTCCCTGCCACTTTGAAATGTCGATACCTTTTAATGTACTCATGGTTTACTCCTTTGCCGAGCTCTGTTTTAATACATATACTGCTGATTCAATCAATGCATTAAGCTGCTCATCAGAGATAGAAATATTCTTAGCCTGCAACTGTGTTTTTAAGAATTCAGTTACGATCTCTTTCTTTTCTTTCCCTGTATCATAACACTGCTCTGCATACTGGACTGCAATCTGAACTAATGTATTGAGTACTTCGTTCTGCTGCTTTTCAATTGTCTGCTTAAGATAAGGAATCACATATCTTGTAATAAGCAAACACACAACAATCACAACACATTTCAGAATCTCAAATAAGATCTCATCCATAGTAGTCCTGTCCTCCATTCTCAAAATTATCTTCTACGTTTTTGCCATACTTCTGCATGTTCTCATTCTTTGCTTTCCAATAATAGAAGCCATGGGAAGTAGCAGCCAAACCAGATACTGCAGGAATAATATATGCAAATGGACTTGTATCTCTACACACATAAGCAATCACAATACCAGCAATACAAACTACTACAAGAAGTGTATCAGCAAATAGAAGCAATTTCTTACTTGTCTCCATTGTCTTCTTCATCGTGGTCTCCTCCTTTCTCCATTTCTACTATTGAACTTTCTTTCTTTCAGATCAGCAACTGTTACTGAATCCAATGCATACCATATAGCTGAAAATGTATGAGGGTCAATTGTGAAGTCATCGTATATCACATTGCCCTTTGCATCCTTCTTATACGTAAGCCACTTCAACTCTCGTATTGTATTCTTACATCTTGGACTTACGATTATTCTTTCAAATCGTTTTATCTTTCTTGTATTAGAAAGCCTTGACCCTGCAAACTTATTTCTACAAGCCCTGATTGTGAATCCCATCTGTCTGTAATAACTGATTGCTTTTGGATCCTCATTATCAGCAACAATTGTTTTATTGTACCCTTGCCTGTTATACATAGCAATACGTTCTTTCAACTGTTGCATCTCTGGAAGATTAGCCATCTTATCATCAGTTACATGATTGATGTAGATCTCATCCCAAATGTACAATATAGAATTCTTTGTATCAACACTCATAGATACCACAGCATTGAATGATTCCTCAAAACCAAAGTCAAAACCAAAGTACATATTCTCTGGACCTAACTCATCAATAGCACGTTTGAAGAATCCCGGTTGACTTGCAACACTAAGCTGAGGAAGTACTCTTGCACCTGTAGCTCCAAACTTACCCCATCTTGCAACCTCATACAATTGATAGTCATAATGCTTTATCTTATCTAATCGTTTGAGATATTGCCAAGGTAACCAAGGATTGTCTGTAGGCACTGAATGATGATAATATACACCGTTACGAATAAGACATCGTTTAGCATATAGTTCATTCGGATCAAGTATTGTTGTTTCCTTTCCTTCATTGTCTAACTTAACAAAGAAATGTCTGTATACCCAATTCTCAAAACCTACAGGATTGCAACTTAGTATAAAATGCATACTTACATTTGGTGTTCGAATACGTCCTTGCAATTCTTCATAAGCTTCAAACTTAACTTCAGAACACTCTTCAATCCAGACTATCGAAACACCATTGATTGACTTTACCTTCTCTGGATTATCCATTCCCTTGAAGATTATTTCTGACCCATTTGGAAACTTAAATCTCAGAGGACTTTTTAATGCTAATACTTTGTTCGGCTTTTTCCTAAACTCAAATGAATCCCTTGTCAACAGATCCATGTCCTCAAGTATTTCACAGAACAATGAATAACATGATTCACTGATTGTTTCATAGACCTGTCTTACTACCAGAACCTTTCGTTTCTCTGCAAAACATTTAAGTACTAACTTAAAAGCTATATGGTAACTTTTTCCTGAGCCATATCCTCCAAGCAGAAGATACGTTTCATAATCCCAGTCAAATAAGAAGTCCTCAAAATGTTCAGCAGCTTCCTTATAGATTTTTCTGGCATTCTTTGCAACTGCCTTTCGACCTATTGAAGAAGGAACACTTCCATTTAGAGGACGTACCATA